TTTTTAATAATCTCGGCGTGGACATTTTTTAATCTTTAGCGTAACCGACTAAGGCAATTCCAAAGTAATCGTCTAGTCCTTCGGAAGTTCCACAAGGCGAACAGATTTCCGTCTTGTTGTCCACCCGACCTAGAGCCGGGTGTCCAGTCCAAACTTCTAAACAACGTGGACACTTGAAAGTCTTGACTGTCATTATTCCTCTATTCCATCAAACAAGCCATCAAGCGAACCCTTGTGGCGACTCTCTGCCTCGGCGAACAATGCCTCTCGTTCTTCTTCGGGCAACTCCTCGATAGTCTGTGCTACTTCAAGTAACTTGCTCTGAAAGCCTATTGAGTAAGGTGCTAACTTCATCAACAAGTCTCGAAACTCCTCGGCGTGTAATTGCTTTTCAAGGTCGTTCACATCTTCTTGCCACTCATTATAAAAATACTGTGACACTTGAAAGACCGCAAATGTTATTGCTTCCATCTCTTTCTGATGAAACTGAGGCCCCTCAACTAGTTCATGATTTTCTGCCATACTTCTCCCCTTTGTTAGGACACCGGCTTTTCCGGCTACTAAAAATCTACCACATTGATGCTATCGCGCGCGCGCGATTATTTAAAGAAACTATGTATCGCGCTAGCAGCCCGCAGTTTTTAACTTTTTTCTGTGTGGAACTTTTTTATCTTGCGGACAACCCCCCACCCTTTTCAGGGTGAGGGGCGAGAAAGGGAATACTCTTTACTGTCCTGACCTTACCAGCCTCTCGGTGTCACCGTCTTACCATCTTGACCGCCGAGGTGCTTAGGCAGTAATGCGCCGACTACACCGATAGCCTTGCTTTTAGCAGTTCTAGGATTACTAAGAACCTTAACCGCTTCACCTAGTGTCGGAACCATTATTACCTTGTGTCGTTTTACCATCTCGGCACAAGCCTTAGCACCTTCTTGGAATAGTTGGTCACGTTTGTTAGTAACCATTCCATCACACACCCAGATAATCGGCTCTGAACCTCTGCGCTGACCAATAGCCCAGTCAAGTGCCGGGCCGTCTACACCGTTACCCTGACCCTTTGTTACATTCTTTAGGCTACTGACCCTCTTACCTCTATCGGCAAGAATAGTCATGTTGTACTTATTCTTTTGACTGTGTGAGTATCCAGCAATTAGAGCCCCGGGTGCTTTTTCTACCATTGTCTCTATGTCATCTATGGATAGGCTCATTGAGCCCGATAGGTCAAGCAGTAGAATACCGCCATTGTTGCGTGGCTTCTGACTAAAGATACGCTTCTCCGGGTCGGTCAGTAGTCGGCTTGGGTAGGCAATACGTTTGCCAGTAGAACTAGCCTTCTTACGCCTAGCCAAGTGACCCTTTACCTGTGTATCTAATTTTATTCCCGAGTGTATTTTTAATGTTGCCCACCCATCTTTTCCATAGTCAAGCGGTACACCAGTATTTTCCGGTTTGTAGCCCTGATTAGACTTAAAATAACTACTAATTACGTTGGCTATGTTGTGAGTGAACCGCATGAACCCCCACGAAAGTTGTTCTTTAACTTGGCCTTCATCATCATACTCATAGGTAGTAGGTTCATTTTCCGATAAGTGCGTAGCGGAATAGCCTCTGGTTTGTCTTAGAATAGCCAGTTCCATCTGTCGTAAGTCTTTAGCCCATTCTTTATTTACCGAACGTACCCCGGCAATAAAGTTCCTAAATGCCTTACCGCCGATTAAGCCAGCACCAAAGGCTATGGCTTGGTCATAAGCCTTGTCACTACCTTCTCTTGCTAGTCGCTTACCGCTTTCTTTTTCAGAGCCATCAACTAGGTTGTTAATGTCATAGTCGCCAGTTGCTTTGAGGATAGCGTTAATGCGTATTTCCTCTGCGCTGATAATGGCTTCCGGCTCTAGGCCTGACCATTCTGCGTACCTTGATAATTGGTCGGGGTCATTGGGCGAAACCTTTGCGTGGACAAGTTCATGGGCTCGTACAGTTCGGGCTGTCTCGTCATCTGCTAAAGGCACTTTAATCTTGTGGTCAATAAAGTTAGTCCATGCTTCACCTCGTAAGGCTTGACCTTCTTGAACTTCCCATCTCTCGGTGTCACCGTCTTTTCTTGAACCATAAACAAGTTCAGGATAAGCAACTGACCTCTCTACTTTATCTTTTTTACTCTGTGCCATAATTTTCCCTTTCATTGGCAGTAGGGGCTTTTCCCTACATCAATAATCTAGCACCGGGGGGGTTATCGCGCGGGCGCGATAATAGCCACAACCGGATTTTTTTAAGAAAAGCGAGGGGGGTGGATTTCTCCAACCCCCCTCTAGGGTGAACTTACAAGGTCAAGCGACCAATACGTAGTGCTTCAACAATTCCTTCGGCCTTCTTGCGACCAAAGGTGAGGATAGCCGAGCGTTCCTCTGACAACCCTGATTGAACAAGTTGCTGATAGGCGTAGAAGCCTCTTAGCGATACTCGGCGTTCAGGTTCGGCAGAAACTACGGACTCTGCTACTTTACGTAAGTTCTCTGACAGTAGAGACAATGCTTCGGGGTGCGGAGCGTTAATCTCAATAGCAACTGGGAAACGGTCACGAATTGCTACCGGCAAGTCGTCAGGGTGTTCAATGTTGCTAGTAATTACTGCCGAGAAACCGGGTTGCGGTGTAACGACCTCGCCTGTATCAGGGTTCTGCCAACTAGAACTGGCGTGGCTATCAAGGAAGTTAAGCAACTGTCCAAGAACATCACCACTAGCCTTGTCACCTTCGTCTACTACCAAGCGACCACCGGCTCGCCAAGCCTGAACTGCTACGCCTTCTGCGAATGTCCAGTTGTCGCCGTTAGGCTTCCAAGTACCTGATACGTCTGCCGTAGTCATGTCCTCTGAACACACAAGGCGGTAACTACCGCCAGTAATGTTGCCGTAGAACAGACCAGCATAAGTTTTACCAGTACCCGGGGGGCCGTATAGTAATACTCGGTCAATACCTGCGTTGATTACATCAGAGAAGTCTTGCCAACATTGAGGCAACCTTACTCCGCTATTTGTTAATACATCAGTCATACTTTCACCCTTTCGTGAAGTCGTGTCCGGCTTGTCCGAACTCCGACACATCTAAACTACCACCCGGAGTGCTATCGCGCGTGCGCGATAGTATCGTGCTTCGTTTTTTCTAAAAATTATCGCGCGGAGCCCCCGCAGTTTTTAACTTTTTTCTGCGTGGGTGTTTTTTATACTGTAAAACTCCTAAGGTAAACCATCAAGTCATTTGTGATTTCTTGGTCTCTTTCAACTAAGCCTGCTTCGTCTGGTGTTATCCACTGACCAGAATAGTTGTCGTAAATGTAGCCATCACTAAACTTATTTTCTAAGTCGTCTTGTGCCACTTCATAGCCATTTGCATCTGAAAACTTTACGAGAAAGTAGTGCTCATACTGTGGACACTTAGGGCAACGACCGGTACAGCAATTACAATAACTTTCGTAAATGTGGTCTGTACAACATTTGCCCATTAGAAGCCTACTAGTGATAGGTACTCCGTAAAAGCGTCTGAAGGCGTTTTCCCAGTTACTTGGTTACCCTTGTCATCAAAGATAGCCCACTCTCCATGAGCGTTTGCCGTCAATGTAAAGTTCAGTTCAGTTTCCATTTTCTCTCTCTTCTAGTAATTGCTCAATGGGATTGTTTAAGAACGGATTTCCGGGTATGTTTCCCCAGACTTCATTCAGAAGTTGCTCCCATGCTTCGTACGTTTTATCCTTGGGCATTTCTGCTCCTAACTTTTGTGGCGTTTCCACAACAAAACTGTATCACAACGGGCCGCGGCCCAACACATCGCGCGCGCGCGATTTGGGAAACTCCAAAAAAATCTTGGATTATTTCCCTCGCCGCCAACGGCGGCAGACTACTTGATTATTCCCAACTTTCGGGCTTCCTCAACATACTTCAATGTAATGCCCCTAGAACCCAAAGAGACCGACTTCTCGACCTCGTAAAAAGGCGAGTTAAGTTTCTTGCCATCTATTTGCACACCAAAAACCCAACCCCAAAGACTTTCACCCTTGTCCAGCGTTTCATTTAAGTTCTTAATGTCGTAATCGCTTAATGCTTCTAGGTCAAAGACCAACATGTTTTCGGCGTTTCCGTAATTTCCTTCTCTGTCAATGTAGACCAATGCCACTAGGCACTCCTTCTTGCAAAACTAGGCTTGTTCCCAGTACTAATACTTTATCACATCACTTTTATCGCGCGCGCATTATTAAAAAAACGAGAACCGCTCTCGGCGGGAAAAGTAGCAGACCCGCCGAGAACGTGGGGGAAGGTGAACCCCCCAAATCTCTGACCTATTAACCCCTACTTATTAGAGGGGCGACCACGTTTGCTACCTGCGCTGGGCTCAAGTATGTTACCGACATAGCGGACATAGACCCTGAACTCTCGCTTATCGCCTACCCATACCGTTCGGTATGCTCGCTCGAACTCCTTACCGGAGAAGCGTGGATTGGCAGTAGTAGGGCGACCATAAGTACCAAGCAGAGCCCACTTTAGGGGATTAGCCCTAAGTTCTTGTTCTACTATGGCAACATACGTTCTCCCATTTCTGGTTCTGTTTGTTACTGCCTCTGGTTGTTTCCAAGTAACTTTCATAGATAGTCACCTTTTCTTTGCTTTACTTCAACGGCACTCGCCGACATAAAAAAGTTATCACATGGGTACCATCGCGCGGGCGCGATAATAACACATTCGGGGCTTTCGGGGTTTTTAAGGTTTTTCCCAGACGACCTTATTTATTACGTGCGTGGGGGGCTCAAAATTGGCATCGCGCGCGCGCGATTACCTGTGCGGTTAGCGGGGAACCCTTCCGGTTTTTGATTATTCTTGTGTGTGAGAAAATTATATTTTGGATTTTAAGGAATTGAATCGCGCGTGTATAGGCGTTTATACGGGGATTTCCCTGCGGTTTTTAATTCATTCTTGTGTGTGAGAAAAATATTTTATTCATTAAGGGCAAAAAAGGTACCATATACGCGCGTAAAGCACCATTTATGGGGGCGTAAGCATGCTCTCCTCACCAAACCCTTGAAATTATAGGCTTTTAATTGTGACTAGCGATGCCTATCAGCAAATGCACCGAGCAAACAGAGCACCATAATGGTAATAAGTATAAACATTAGTCAATAAACAGGGCCATAATTGCTATTAAAAAACATACTACTGTCATTGCCAATGCTTCTCGCAGTAGGTTCATTCGTCTTCCCCTTCATCTTCAATAAACATGTAGATTTCGTCTATTCGTTCTTCAAGTTGACTCATCTCTTGGCGTAGTACATCTTTTGCCATGTTCATACCTTTAGCAACGTCACCCTTCATACCCTGTGCAATCATTAAATCAAGTATGTCATCTGCTAATCGTTCAACCATAAAGAAACGGTCTTCAAATAGGTCTAGATTGAACTTAAGGGCATCTTGAGGCATGTTTGCTAGCATCTCTAGCCTTTGTAGGGTGTGTTTGTTTTCGTCGCTTATTTCAAACACTTTTAACTCCGGGTTCCGCTATTCATCGGTTTCTTCCCCCGCCAAATTTTTTGGGTCGAGTCCTTCAATGGCTTCAGATACAGGGCTACCCTGCTCTGCCATTTGCTGTGAAAAACTGCTTAAAAGTTCCCACAGTGCATCCATGTCATCAAATTCCGCGCCTTGTTCAGTAGTGGCTGTTCTCATGCCGTCAAGTACGGCAATTAGGCAACCAATTGTCATTAGGGCTTGTTCTTCTTCTAGGTTAATGTTGATGCTCATGTGTTTAGTCCTGTCTGTTCTTTAATTTGTTGATAAATGTCTCTTATCTGCTTAATGGATTCTAGCAGTTTTTCTTCCCCGTATTTTTTGTAAGACTCTTCCGAAAGGAATTCGGTTATGGATAGAGCCCCAAGCACGGCCAATACATCATTGGGTTTAAGAATGATGGCAAGTTTGTTTTCTGTAGTTACTTCTTTTTGCATGTGCAATTTCCTCCGCATGGGCAAGCCTTTTTGGGTGCCTTGGATTTTTGGTAAATACCGTTTTTAACGCCTTGACTAAACATGTGGATAAAGAAACCCACTGCCATAAAGAATAAAGCCGGTAATAGGAATACTAACAAAACGTGCATTTTGTCCTTCTTTCTGGAGGTGCTTTCCCCCGCCAAAAAAATGTACCAGGGTTTTTTACTGCTGTCAAGTACCGGATGCTAAAGACCAAAACACGAGTACCATGAGCGAAAATTGGTAAAAAGTAAAACCCTTGAAAAATAAGGGTTTTTAAAGTACTGGGTAGGTTAAATTTACCTGGTACTTTTTGTTAAATCTCTACCTTTCTAATAGGTAATGTAGTATTTAACAATTCTGAAACTGGGACCAAACGACCATGAGAAGGGTAGACATTTCCATTGCCCAAATCTGTATGTGTTAAAAACCCCCTAAAACGATTTGGTCTTGAACTTAACTCTTTAATAAACCACTCTCTGGTTTTGACAAAGTTAAAAACGTAAAGTTCACCTGATTCAACAAAAAAATAGGCTAAAAGGTCTGCTTTTGACCTCATAAAACAACCTGGCGTACCCTTAATTTCATTACTTACGGTTTCAAAGGCAAAATTACCAGTTTCATGGCCCTGGGTGTCAACTTTTACTTCAATGGTTTTAACCCCATTGTCGTATTCCCAAATAAAATCAATGTCCATTTCAATTTGCACCTTTGCAGGAGCACCAATTATGGACACGGTTTCTTTAAGTTCCGCAAAATAATCTTTAACTTTGAGTATTCCTAAATTTTCGGTACCTTGACGTTCTTTAAACGTTGCTATGCCTTTTTCCATGATGCAAAGTTAGCACATTTGTGGTATAATTTCAACATGCTTTTAGTAGACAAGATGCTGGCAGAAATGACCGAAGAAGAAACCGAATTTTTGACTCCAGGCGACTATGAAGCCTTAAAAGGCTACTTTTTTGAAATGGAATACGTTGGAAATAACGGCAATTGGGTAGGTTACGTTATTTTGCCTAATGATGAAGAAGTAAAAATTATTTATTACAACGATACTGGCAACCTTAAGTACGAGAAAGGAACTGCTTACTATCAAATGGTAGAGGACGCTAATCGTGCGTTCCCAATGAATAGTTGCGCCATTGATACTATGTCAGCACTTTTAATGATTGCTGAGGCTCAGGGATGGGATGATGGAAATGACTGACATTTGGCTGGATAAAGACCAGGTATGGGTTATAGGCCTTTATTCTAAAAATGGTAGGTCTTATTCAGAAATAGGCGTTTTTTACGAAGGGGAATTACCGCCTGTTGAGGCTTACGAAATATTTTCTCAAATTTGTTCCGCCGAACCAACCTGGCAAGCCGTTGAACATGCTTTGAACTCAGAAATTACTGGTGAGTACGAAGTTAGACTTTGGAGCGAGACTCAAAAACGTTGTTTAGCAACTTTTATTTGGGACCTTCAAACGATGCAAGAGGCAATAAACAACATTCCTGATAGGAAAAGTCATATTTTAACTATTGAGGTTGACCTTTTTGAAGACGAACAAGAAGAAGACCCAGAATTTTGGGATTGGGAAGAACTTGTTGCCACCCAAAGATTAAGAGTTCTTGCTATTGAAGAGTCATCTGCTATAATGGTAGAAAGTGCTTCAGAAGGAGAAGACAATGAAAACATGGATTTGCCCTAAATGCAGTGCCGAAGTTAAGGCTAATGCTAAAGAAGTTGCTCATAAATGTCCAAACAACAAAAGCAAAATGACAAATTTTGAGGAAATTTCAAAATAAGTTGACAATAGTCTATAAAAGTGGTAGGGTTTTAACGGACGAGAGCGACCCCTTCCGTCCCAACTTTCCGGGTCGTTTGTCCGCTGGGTTTTCCTTGCTTTCTCCCAGCTCGCTTGATGGGGTGGTGTGAGTAGGGTTTTGGAACTAACTCAACCACCCCGTCAGCAATAAAAAAACCGGCCCCCTTTCGGAGGCCGGTTTCTTTTTGTTGTTTTTGTTTTTGACTCTTAATCAACAATTTCGCCATCGATAATATTCGCGGCCCAAGTTGGGTTTAAATCTGCACCCATTTCGTTAAGTTTTTTAGCAAACATATCACGAGCAGTTTCAATTTGTGCTTCAGATAACTTTAAGTCTTGACTTAAAATAATTGCCATAAATGCTGTTCCAACTAAATTTGCTTGATGTTCTTCAAGTTCAATAACTCTTTTACGCAAATCGTATTTCATCATAAACTCAAGAGCACCTTGATATCTTTCCCATGCTCTTTCAACTATTTCAATCAATGCCCTAACGTGTTCAACGCCAGCCTTGTCTGTTACCTCAAGAATACCATTTAACTCGTTTAACTTGTCTTCTAAAATTAATGACCAAGCCTTCATTTTTGAAGCAAGTAAAAATGCTTCAACTTCTGGTGGTCCCATTGGTTCTGGTTGACCCAATCTTTCCGAAAGGGTTGCTAATTCTTTTTTCATTTGAACTTGAACTGCACCACGAACATGACTAGGTGAATTACCTAAATGCCATTTACATTTTCCTTCGCCAAAATGGTCTGTTCCCATGCCTGCAGTTTTAATGCAATACCGTTCTAGTTCTAGTTCTTTAAGTTCTTTGTTGCGCAATTTTGCGCCACATTTTCCCTCAATAGGTGCGTCACTGCCAGGAACTTTTTGTCCAGGATATCTATTTTCCCAAATTTCTTGGTCAGTCATTTTTCTTCTTTTTTTGTAAATTTGATGTGTCTACCCAAATGGTAGCCCAATTTGTTTTGATGAACTTCAAACTTTTTTCTGTTGTCCAAAAACTTAAAAATGTTTTCCCTTTAAACATTAAACCACCAATCGGGAAGAGCCCAATCTTCTGGTGTTCCCAATCTTACAACATGACAACAAGGGTCACTACCCTCTTCCCACGCGCGTTCTTCCGTTTCATGTTGAGGAGATGAATCGTGAGTCATGCAAAATTGTTGCGTGCAAAACCCATTTTCCATTCCGTATTTTATCCATTCATCAAAGTTCATTTATTTGCCTTTTTTATTTACCAGCCGCGACCGCAACCAAATTGGTCAGGGACGTATTCTGGTATTCCTGCTGTTGCTTGTATTTTTCTTGCGATAAAAACTTGTTGTTCAGGACTTGCAGCGTACAACGGTCCAAACAACTTTAATCCACCATACTGTACCCAGTTGGTTTCTAGTATTCCTAAACCACCTGAATAAACAGGTCCCCTAGCATGCCAATTACCACCTTGTTCACATTGAGCAACTTTTTCCCATTTAGCCACAATTTCCGGAGAAACAAGTGGTGGTGGAAAAAGTGTTGTCGTCGTCGTTGACTCATTAATGTGAGTTAAAGAAGGCGGTGCAACGGGTGGTGTTAGTAATGATGCTGGGTTCCATGATGCCCCCACTTCTGTAGTTGTAGTTAAAGTTGCGTCTGCCGAACTTTTAGTTGGCAATGCTGTACCTAAACCAAAACTACTTACGGTCAAAAGGACAATTGATAGATATTTCATCTATTCCCTTCTACTTCGACCCACAGTGAAGATTTTTCACTGGGCCAACCACGCTCGGGGAGTATTTAATTGCTACTTCCACGGCGTAGTTAAGTTCTTCTGGGCCTATTTCTTCGCAACCTTCAAGGTAGCCAAGTGAATAGGGGGAACCTGAACCAATCGCTAAATACGGCGATTCCATTTCAATCATCGCAAAGTCACCTTGAATAATGACTAATGGACGACCTGGCCAAGCGCAAATAATTTCCATCTCTTTGATGGACTCATCTTCACCCTTGACTTCTTTGAGCATAGAAACAATAGTCTCTGGGCTCACTTTTCTTGCCTTTAACTTCGACAAGAGATTTATAACGCGCCAAGAACCGGCTGCGCCAATAATTCCATTACCCGCGTGAATAATTGCTTTTGGAGTGCGGGCAGCAAGTACCATGTCGTCATCGCTTGATGCCGAGTCATAATACATCCAACAATCTGTTTCGTTTGTATAGGCTACGACTACTGTCATATAAGCCCTCCATCCCAAGCGCCTTCAACCAACCAGTTTTTGTCACGCATAATGCGGTCTGGCCAGTTTACACCCTGCAAACGGTCGCCTCTATAGCGCTTTACGTGCATGGTCGTTGGGTCTCTATTGTCTTTATACAATGATATACCAATTTCGGGCCATGCCATCCAACGTTGAGAACCCATAGGAGAAAGCTCGCGTTTTTCACCGGCCTTACCTTTTGCAGCATGGTGCTCCATAATAAGAGCAAACTCATGTTTTGTTCTTAAATCATCAAGAACCGCCATTGCTTCATCAGCAGAATCTTCGTACGACTCACCTGTTTGTCTACGATACATTTTGTAAATAGGACCAATACAAACAAGTTCTGGTTTGTGAAATGCAATCTCTCGTTGCAACTCTGCCCTGTCAGACAAACTACGAATTTCAATACCACCAGGTCGCCTAAAAAAACGAAGCCGCTCTGCATCAAACGATGCGCCATCTAATTCACGAAGCATGTTCATGTATGGAACTGCGGTTTGAGTAATTGCTTGCGTAGGGTTTTCAAGGTCAATAATTAAAGCGCGAACCGGTTCAATTCTTTGATGGCTAAATGGGTGATAACCCTGAGAAGCAGACATTGCTATTGTTCTAAGCAAAAGTGATTTACCAGCGCCTTCTTCGGCAACAACAATAGTTCTATAATCTCTGTGCATCATTCCCGGAATAACAACCGGCGCAATGGCCTCTGCACGGTCAGCCAACTCGTAAAGTGTTAATGACTCTGGACCTGTGGCGTGAATGTTTCCAATAGTAGAAACAGATTTTTCTACCAACTTAGCCTGTTCGTAAGGGTCTAAACCAATACGAATATTTTTTACAGCATCGCTAAAGTCCTTAATCAGTTTTCTAGAAACAGAATGTTTATAGACAATCGATGAATAATTTGCAACGTTGTTCCATGTTGGAACGTTAATGCAAATGCCCATAAGTCTTTCAACCGCCGATGGGTCATTTGCTTCTGAAGAAACAGTTATTGCATCAATTGCCACCCCTTTTTTGTAAAGAGATGTAATAGCAGAAAACATCCTTGCGTGAAAAGGGCTGTAAAAATCTGCCTCATTAACTAAATCAATAGCAACCATAACTGCTTCACGGTTTAAAACCATTGAACCAATTACAGAGTCTTCAGCCAATAAATCGTAGGGAATCTTTTCTTCGCCCATTAAATAATGTACCTTCGCTTCCCGTCCGCTGTGTTGATTTCGTATGGCTTGCCAAATTGGTCAACTAATCGACCCTTGCCGTCGACTGGTCTACTGTAGCCGTGTTTAGCAGGATTGTCAAGAAGCATCTCTCCATTGCCATTGGTCCAACAAGAAAAATCATCGTAATCGTCGTAAATAATTGCTGATTTGTACTCATCACCCTCGAGAGAATGGGTAGACTCCTCTGAGGTTGAAGGCAAGAAATCACGCCATCGTTCGTCGGGACCAAAAAATGTTGCGGGGTGCATAATAAACTTTTGCTCTTGTCCACGCTTTTCTTCAGCGTAATTTTTGCAAGCAAGGAGCATCTCGTCCTGCGAACAACCTCTATTGACAGAAGCGCTATATGCCCTAAAAGCACCGGCCTTGTTTACATGCCTTGGGTAAATCTTCCAAATGGCTTTAAACTCTTCGCTAAACTGATTTTTCTTAGGTTTTTCAACACGTTCGTTATTATCATTATTCTTTATATTTATATATTCATTAGTGTTGGATTTGCCTGCGCCGGGAAAACCTGCGCCGGATAATCCGTCTGTGGTTGCGGATAATCCGTCTGTGGTGGGCTCCTCGTAAACCTCTGTGGTCATGCTGTCGTAAGAACCTGAAGCACCACGGGTTCTGCTTCTCTGAATGTAACCAGCCTCTTCCAACTCCCTAAGACCCGCTCTGACGGCATCTCTGCCATCAGGACCCTGGGTAATCAAATGCTCAATAACAACTTCCCAGTTGTCAGGTTTTGACATTAAATAGGCATGAAGACCTCTTGCCTTCCATGACAAACGACTGTCCTCAAGTGGCACCTTTGAAATAATGACGTATCTGTCTCGGTTGGGCGTGCGAATAATCATTTCGTTTGACCACGCTTTACGAAGTCACTAATAAGCCCGTCGATGATACTCTCCCCCTCAGTAACATCAATGCCATCCGTTACAGCATCAATGATTTGCTTCTTGTTTTGTAAAAGCTCGTAAATCTTTTCGTCAATAGTCTTCGGCGCTAGCAAATACCAAGCGGTAGCACCGTGCATGTCGTTTGCTCTAGCGTAACAACGACTAACACATTGTTCGTGCATAGTCGGAGTCCAGGCAAGCTCACAAAAGATTACATCACTAGCAGCGGTCAATGTCAAGCCTTCTGACGCTGCGGTCATATTGGCAACAAAAACCCTGCAATCGGGGTCATTTTGAAACCTGTCAACGGCTTCTTGGCGGTCCTTTACAGACACTCCACCACGAACCTTAACAGCCTTGTCTTTATATCGTTCGTACAGTTTTTCAACAAAGTCAATGTGCTCAGCAAAAATAATTACTTTTTCGCCGTCACTTGACTCTAGAAAATTATCAATCCATTGGGCGATGGTGTCGTATTTTATTTCAGAAACAACGTTACGCAAACCAGTAATACGAACAAGATTTTCTGCGCGCTCAAGTCGAATTTTTTTCTGCCAGTAGGCATCCGTGCCATCACTGCCGTCTTCTTCAGCAATTTCCTCCGCCCTACGAGCAAAGTATTCAATAATGTCGTTTTCTACTTCCCTGTACCGACTCATTGATTTTTCATCAATCGTCAAGTATTGCAAGGCATTTCGCAACTCAGGAAGTTCCGTATAAACATCGGACTTAAGTCTTCTGACAAAACACAATTCTCTTAGTTTTTGATTCAACTCTGTTGTGTTAATGGCAACATTACGTTTCGGGGCGTAACGATTCTTAAACCGCCACGAACCACCAAACTTATCAAGCCTGCCAACTGCTTCAAGTTGAGGAATAAGTTCTTCGGGTCTGTTGGTAATCGGAGTACCGGTTAGTAATAAAACAAAATCTTCAGGTCCGAGGGACTTAGCCAACTTCATAACCGCGCTAGTTCTTTTTACGCTCCAGTGTTCCTCGGGTTTGGAAAAGTTGCGTAAACACGAGCCGCATTGTTTTGCGTTTGCACGACAAGACACATGGCAATTGGGACAACGGTGAGACTTCCTGCCATTTTTTATTGCGTGGGATTCGTCAACAATAAGTGAACAAAATCCATGTTCAAACAAATCATTTAAACGCTCATAGCAAATGTCATAATTAACTATTACAACGTCACTTTTCTCTATGGAAGAACTCTTTGTTCCATTGAGAATAGTAATGCTTAATTTTGGAAAAAATTTTTGAACTTCCCTCTGCCAGTTGAGCTTAAGAGTATTTGGGCATACAACCACTACTGGCAGAGAGTTCTCTGTCATAATTGTGGCTATGGCTTGTGCTGTCTTACCGAGGCCCGGCTGGTCACCTAAAATTCCTTTACGGACTTGTTTCAGGTAAGACACCCCGGCTTTTTGGTATGGCAAAAGGGGTATAGCAATGCCGGGTATGTCAATGTTTGCATCAGTAGCAACTGAGGCTCTAGATAGTTTTTGCGTTTTTAAAGCAATGCTTTCTGCTTCACGCATAAGGCTTGGGGAGATAGAAAGGCCGTAATTAACGGCAAAAGCCAAAATATCAATAGCGTTATTTGTTGGTGCTCTCCAGCACTTGGTCTCCCCGCCCCAATAAACATTAGGAACAAACATCCTAATTGCTTCAATAAGTTGGGGGTTATAACTAAAAGAGACGGTAACTTCGTCACCATCTATATTTACCTGAAATTCCTGGTCAGGTTGCTTTTCTTCCTCAGAATTAAATAATTTATTAAATTCTTCCGGAAGCGTGATTCTGTATTTTTGGGCTAAAGCCTTTACCATTGGGGCCGCGGTTAATGGAAATGAGTTTGTCTTTGTTGTTGCGTTCCATCGACGACCTTCAATCTGCCGACAGTCCTCAACAAAAACTCTGCTGAACCTACAAACGACGTGGATTTCACCCCTGTCAATGTAAGCGTAGTTTTTCTGTATAAATGAAAATTTCCGTCCCATGGAGCAATCAGGGTACCAGGAAAAAGTTGTTAAGTCAACAGTTGTTTTAAACATTTGTTTATGGTACGCTCAAGGCACAAATAAACAAGGAGAAGTCATGGCTAAAAAATCTTCGCCATCAACCGTTGGGAATTCCCTAGAATCAATAATTCAAGACATAAATAAACAATTTGGTGCTGGTTCAATTATGCGTTTAAACAGCAATGAAGTTTTGCCAGTCGAAGTTATTTCTACTGGAATTTTGCCACTTGATATGGCTCTTGGGGCAGGTGGTCTTCCAAAGGGAAGAATTATTGAATTTTATGGACCACCTTCAAGCGGTAAATCTACCCTTGCTATGCACGCTGTTGCAGAAGCGCAATCCCTTGGCCTTGCTTGTGCTTACGTTGACGCAGAACACGCTTTAGACCCTATATACGCCAAAGCAGTGGGGGTAAACCTAGATGAATTGTTGTTGTCTCAACCCAGCACTGCTGAAGAAGGTCTTGAAATTACTCTTCGTTTAGTTGAGAGTGGAAAAATTGCTATGGTTATTATTGACTCTGTTGCTGCTTTGGTTCCCCGGGCTGAAATTGAAGGAGAAATGGGCGACCATCATGTTGGTCTTCAGCCAAGATTAATGGGTCAAGCACTAAGAAAACTTACGGGCATTGTTTCTAAAACTGGAACAATTGTTATTTTTATCAATCAACTTCGTGAATCCATTGGAAAACTTTACGGGCCTAGTGAATACACACCGGGTGGAAAAGCACTCCCTTATTACGCATCAATTCGCTTAGATGTTCGTCGTATTCAAACTATAAAAAAGGGTGACGAAGCCACCGCTAATCGCACTCGAGTAAAAGTTGTTAAAAACAAAATTGCTGCGCCGTTTAAAGAAGCAGAGTTTGACCTTGAGTATGGTGTAGGCGTTCCTAAAGCAAATGCTTTGTTGGATTGTGCTATTGATTTTGGCGTTTTGCGCCAAGCCGGAGCATGGATTTATTATAACGGTGAACAATTTGCAAATGGTCGTTTAAAGGCTAAGGCAAAACTTGAAGAACAACCAGAACTTTACGAAGAAATTTACGAACAAGTTATTGCTCTTACAGGAACGGTTCCAACGGAGATTATTGAAAATGAAATCTAAAAATCAAAAAATTGCCAACGAAAAGGCTATTGTTCAATCTGTAAAAAAGTGGTATCGTACTCGTAATTATGGGCCAAGTTACCGCGACCTTTCTGAAATAACAGGAATGTCACTGGGTACGGTGTATAATGTTTGCCATGAGCTTCGGGATTTAAAGATTCTCGAATTTCAAGACAATGTAGCAAGGACAATTAAGTTAAGAGAAGGTTATGAAAAAAATTAAAATTATTCCAGTTTGGGACAAAACAGAAGAAGAATGGCTAGAAATACGCAAAGGTGGCATTGGTGGTTCTGATGCAGGAACCGTTTGCGGTGTAAACAAGTACAAATCCCCATATGCATTGTGGACAGAAAAAACGGGCATTGTACCAACTGATTTTACTGGCAATGAAGCAACTAAATGGGGTAATCGATTAGAACGTGTTGTTGCCGAGGGTTACGCAGAAGACTACAACAAGGCTGTTGTTGAATGGCCAGTTATTCTTTGGTCAGAGGAGCCTGGGCAAGAGTTTATGTTTGCAAATCTTGATTTTCTTATTGTTGAACCAAGTGATGAGTTTCCTGCTGGAACAGTACAAACATGGCGTTTTGATTATGCACCGCCAAACATTCTTGGAATTTTGGAAGTAAAAACAGCAGGTATTGCAAGTCCAGGAAATCCAAGTTCATGGTCCAACAATCAAGTTCCTCAAAGTTACATGCTCCAGGGGTATCATTATGGAATTGTAACTGGTATAGAAAAACTTACTTTTGCTGCCCTTATTGGTGGACAGGGTCTTCAGGTTCGCGAAATGGAATGGGACGAACAAATTGCCGAAAATCTTGTAATTCTTGAGTCACAATTTTGGGACCACATACAAAACGTAATAGCCCCCGAAGTGGATGGTAGCGATGCAACAGAATCTGCTCTTTCTGCTCGTTATCCACGCCATGAAGATGGTAAGGGTGTTGAAGGTGGTCAAGAACTTGGTCAAATTTGGGATGATTTTCAAACTGCCAAAGAAAATGCCGCAAAAGCAGAAGCCGAACAAAAAGCTCTTCGTTCACGCATACTTGAAATAATTGGTAATGCTGAATTTGCAACCGTAAATGGCGAAACTATACTAACCTACAAGACCAGCAAGGATTCCGAAGCCCTGGATGCGGACCGACTTAAAAAAGAAGCACCAGAGATTTGGGATACTTACAAGAAGGTAAAACCAGGTTTTCGTACGCTTCGTGCCGTAAAGTCTTGACACAAGGTTAAAACATCTGTACAATTAAGTTAACCCTTAAGGAGGGATAAAATGAAAAGCAATGAAATAAACGAATTAGCAACCGCCTTGGTTGGTGCTCAAGCAGAGTTTTCTGCTGTGCCAAAAAGTTCGGTAAATCCATTTTTTAAAAGCAAATATGCACCATTGCCAGAAGTTATGGCTAGCGCCACACCAATTTTGTCAAAGTGGGGACTTGCAATTAGTCAGTTCATTGGCGTTGATGAAGAAGGTCGCGACATTCTGACTACATATTTACTTCACAAATCAGGACAATACATATCTCAAGACATGCGTTTGCACCTTGGAAAAGACGACACTAGTCAAGCATTGGGCTCAAGCGTTACATATGCTCGTCGTTACCAAATTTTGTCTGTACTTGGAATGGTTGCAGATGAAGACGACGACGGCAATGCGTCTACTCAGTCATCGCTGCAGTCTGTTCAAAGAAAACCAAGCAATAATCTTGGAGAAAAATTAGCAACAGCAGCAGGAAAGTCTGGTAGTAAAATGGCTACCGAAGGAATGACCCGAATGATTTGGGCTATTACACATCAAAGTCTTAATTGGAACGACGGAGAAATGTTCGACAGGGTCGACGAAATCGCCGGTCGTAAAGTTGAGAAATTAGCAGACCTTACCTTTGACGAGGCTAAGGCCGTTATCGACAGCCTGAAAGAACTTCAGGGAGCATAGAAAGGAATCTTATGGATTCAACAATTACAATTGCGGGTAACCTCACTCGAGACCCCGAACTTAAATTTACAGACAGCGGAATGGCAACTGTTCGATTCGGAGTAGCAACTTCTCGTAAGATTAAAGAACGCGAAACAACGTCTTTTTACGAAGTTATTGCATTTGGCAAAACCGCTGAAAATGTTCAAGCATCTTTGTCAAAAGGTAATCGTGTTTTGGTTACCGGCCGCCTAGAAGTACGTAATTGGGAAAAACAAGATGGAACAAAAGCCACCACTGTTGAAGTAGTTGCTGATGAAGTTGCTGCTGACCTTAAATTTGCTACAGTTACAATTATGAAGAACGAACGCAAAGAATTTGCAAAAACTTCAGCTCCTTCTGGTAAAAACTTTATGCAGGACTTTGAAGAAGACTTTTAATGGGTCAATACATTGACTATTCATCTCCCATTGGTTATGGTGAAATTGAGCGTTCAATGCTTCACGCCATTGAACAAATGGAAGGTTTAACAAAAGATTTTTCTGTAACCGCTGATGAATACGCCGATGCTGAATCAACTTTTAAAATTGCTTTTGCTAAAAGTCGCCTTATGGCTCGAGCAGGAAATAATTATGAAGGAAAAAAAGTCACTGCAGATTTAGCAGATGACATTGCAACAGTTGAAACCGAGAAAGAAAGGATTGCCATGGAGGCATCAAAAGCAAAACACGATGCCACCAGGCAAGCCTTGCTTTCAGTTAGAAGTCGTTTAGAAGCACTGCGAAGTCTTATGGCTTCCTACCGAGATGCAGGAGCGTAATAATGTCTTATGATGCAGAAATAGCAACGTATGTTCTCGAACTTGAACGTAAGGTTTCAAAACAAAACGAAAAAATCGAACAATTAGAATCTCAATTAAAAGTTGCTCATCGTTTAATTGCAATTCTTGATACACAGCAACAACACGTAGACCTTTAGTGGAAAGAAAAAAACGCCTTGTAGCGCGTACATCTTTACAAAGCAAAAAACCTTTGAAGATTCGTAGCGTTTTAAAAAGCAAAAAAGGGCTTGTAACGAAATCATCGCTCAAGCCCCGTTCTAAAAAAATGACGGAAATTTACAAAAAACGTTCTGTTTTTGTAAAAAGATTCCTTTCACTTCATCCACAATGTCAAGCAGTGTGGGATGAAAATTGTTATACTCTATCCGTTGACGTTCACGAAATTATTCCTCGTGGTGTTGGCGGCAAAATAATAAGTGATGATTGGTCTAATTTTATGGCAGTATGTCGGTATTGCCACACTATGATTACTGATAATCCAGCAGAAGCTCAAAAGAGAGGGTTAAGAAAATGGTCTTGGGAGAAGTAAAACACTACATTGAGTTTGTGTTTGTAAATGGCGTTTTTCAAACGCATTGCACTTGTGGATGGTCTTCAAAAGCAAAAAATAGAAATGTTATTCTTGCTTTTTCGCATCTTCACATTGCTTCTTCTCAGGTTGGCATTAGTTAGTGGAAGAATTTGGTCTTAGTGATTATGAATCACTTGAATTTGTTAACTTTTTTTGGTCTACTCGTCCTAATTTTTATGACAAAGCACGTTGTAAAAACGAAGGTTTTGATAAATTTTTTCCCAAAAAAGGTCAATCAAAAACAGCAAAAATTGCCATTGAAATTTGTAAAGGTTGCGCTTCACGTTTTGAATGTTTACGTTATTCAATGGACAAAAAAATAGAATATGGTATTTGGGGTGGTTCAACACCGCAACAAAGAGAACAGTGGTTTCTTTCTAAAATTAGCGTTGAGGAAATATGGAAAAATCTAAAATAAAGAAGATTTTTCTTCTTCTGCTCTTTGTATTCTTGCTTTTTTAGCTAAAGATTTATAATTTGGTTCATACTTACACGTTAGATGAACTTCATCCAGGTCTTTATAACGTTCATCTTGTGTTGATTGGGGACATAAATCACCACAAACAATGCAAGGAACCCATTTAATACCCTTATAGGATTCTTTGTACATGCGTCGCATTTTTGCAACATGTTTAACATTCATTGGTTCTTTGTTTCTTTTTATCACAATATTTGTAGGTCACTCCAGCCAAATGGACCGCAACCCGTCCCAACTAAAAGGGTTAACATTCCTGGGGGACAATTGCTTCCTGTGGTGCTTGTAAACCATTTTGAACCACCATCAGCAGCAGGAGACATAAACACTTGACGACCCGTAGCACTTGAGGCTACAAAGTGGTGAAGGTGTCCGCAAAATAAAATATCAGCTTGTGCAATTGGCTGACGACCCATTGCCTGACCAAGCCACCATGACTCAATCTTTCCAATAGAACCGTTAGTCTTTGTCCAATTCTTATTAGAACCGTGACGGAAACTGTGACCGTGGGCAAATCCACAAGTAACACCAGAGATGTCCAATGTCATTGTAAGGTCTTCAGCAATAGCACCAAGAGGAATCTCTACATTGCCATAGCGTTCTTTATTGTGACTAATGATTTCTGCAACGCCATCAAAAATAGCGAGGTCGTCATTGTCGGTCCATGTTGTGTAAGCTTTGCCCATTGAATTACGGTTTTCACCGTGGTTTCCTGGAACAGCACCAAGAACAACGTTGTATCCTTCATCAACCATAAGGTCAACAAAACGCATAACAAGTCGTCGTGCCAAGCGCATTTGCTCTCGGCGGTCTAGGTCTGTATTAAAAGCTTGCATGTCATAGTGACCTGAGCACTGCTCAATAAGGTCACCAAGTCCAACACCATATACGGTATTGATTTCACGTCCGGTTTTCTTGAGGTCTTTAAGACGCTCAACAAGTCGGTCTTGGAATGTAATGATGCGTTCTGCAATCATTGGGCTTCCGCCACCTTCGTTTTTACCTGCCTGCCAGTCACTTAAAAGTACAAGCATTGAAGTATTACCAGTTGGTTTTGTTTGCTTGCCAGGTTTTCTTTTGGCAACGTTCTTACAAAGTTCGGTAAGGTCTTCTGGTTCAACCACTTTTGGCTCAAGACGGTGACGATAAAATTCACTAATATCAATTTTAGATTTTGACATGGGGTTCCTCGTCCCTTATTTCCCGCAGCAGCATAGGCCGCGTCGGTGTTCAGAAAGGGTGGTCCTTTTTACAGGAAAACCCCATTTGTCCAAAACCTCCATAATGGTTGCGGTTTGAACTTCTTTGTTAGTCATTTTTAAAACAGTGTTTATTTTTTCCCACTGTTCTTCATTTAATGGAAGCGAACCAATAGCGCACTTCTTTGTTGAATAAAATTCAGACAAATCTACTTTTGACATTTTGACACTCCTTGGTTAATCCTCCGTTGTATGAAGGTTACACCAGTGTTATTTAAATGTCAAGCATTTAGCCCATAGGAAAGTCAGGAGCCAATACAACTAACTCACCCATTGCTCGAACTTTGGTCTTGGTTTGGTCGTGATTAATTGCGTCATCCGGCTCACCCAAAAACGAGTAAACCCAAACACCATCGTTATACAAACTGGTGTCAATGCTGGCAACGTAAAGGCCAAGACCAATGCGAACAATTGTAGATGTTACGTCACCTACGCCATAAGTGTAATTAAATATTTGTGGTGTTCCACCATTGATTTGAAAACCAAAATAAACTTGGTCCGGGTCAATAATAGTTACATTGTCTTGAGCCAAAAATGGCTTAGAGGTAAAGAACTGAATGGTAGTTCCTTGAACGTATGTGTTTGGAATGAATGTTCTCATGGCCTATTCCTCTGGGTTAATGCCCAAGTAATCTAAAACTGCTTCCCAATTACCTACGTCCATAACTTCAAGTGTTGCTGATGAGGCGCTAACTTCCAGGCTTCCTGGTTGTGGAGTAAAATATCGAATGTTTGTGCCGGAAGAAAAACCTGTTGATTTACTGTTTCCGGTGTTGTCAAAATACGTGTGGTTTGAAAATTGTGGCATTAAATTGCCCCCATGTATCGCATGGTAAGTATGTCATTGTTTGAAAATGCACCAGCAGTTTGAAGAACTAGTGTAGTTCCAGTCATTGTGACCGTTCCAGTAAGTGTTGGTGATGCTGAAAGAACATTGTTTCCTGAACCCGTAGAAGTTGTAACGCCAGTTCCACCGTTGGTTACAGCAAGGGTTCCACTTACTTGAGTAGCAAGAGCAGCAGTTCCACTTATTTGTGAGAAAGAATAATCACCCGAAGTTGGCGCCACCGTTCCTGAACGACCATTAAATGTTGTAACCGTTGACGAGGTTGTATTTACTGGACCGCCACCTACAACAATGTGTAGGTTGTAAACCATAGCGGTAGCACCTGATGAGGTGTAACCCATTGTGTATTGAATTGCGGTAGAGGCTTTGGCGTAAACTGTAATTGTGCCTGAGATGAAACCAGTTGTGGTTGAGTTCTGTGTTGACGATGTACCAACGGAAGTTATGGCGTTATTGTCTGGGTCAGTTGAAAGAACTGAAAACAATCCAAGCGTTGATGACGTGGTTGCTGCGGTTGTTATTTTACCGTAGTATTGAATGGTGTAAAGACCAGCAATGGAAGGCGTGTAGAGCGTAGTTGCCGAAATAGCCGCCGACTGTGCCGTAAGGTCAACTGTTGCATACGCACTGGCGTATGGACCTTGTGTTCCTTGAGTTCCCTGATTGCCTTGATTACCCTGGTTGCCTTGAAATCCTTGATTACCCTGTGCACCCTGGGGAATTGTAAAGTTAAATGTAGCGGCAGAAGAAGTACCAGAGTTGGTAACGCTTGCTTGAGTGCCTTGCGCACCTGTTGTAGTTGTACCAACGGCAATAGTTGCTGCTGAACCTTGGTTTCCCTGGTTACCCTGAGGACCGGTTGAACCCTGTGAGCCCTGTGAGCCAGTATTTCCTTGGTTACCTTGGTAGCCCTGCGTTCCCTGTGCACCTGTTGAACCTTGCGCGCCGGTTACACCCTGGAAACCTTGGTTTCCTTGATTGCCTTGGAATCCTTGATTGCCTTGAGGTCCTTGAGGAAGGTTAAAGTTAAGAATTGCGGCACCTTGAGTACCTGAATTGCTTACAGAAGCGCCAGTTGCATATGAAACGGTAGAAGTTGTTCCAATTGTGATTCCTGCTTGGTAACCTTGGAATCCTTGATTACCTTGGAATCCTTGATTGCCCTGCGAGCCTTGTACACCTTGTAATCCTTGTGCTCCAGTGGCGCCTTGCGCTCCTTGAGCACCCGTTGAGCCTTGCGCACCGGTAGAACCCTGATACCCCTGGGGGCCTTGTGCACCAGTAGAGCCTTGGGCACCTGTTGAACCTTGGGCTCCAGTGCTACCTTGAGAACCCGTAGAACCCTGAGCACCCGTACTTCCTTGAGAACCAGTTGCACCCTGACTTCCTGTTGCACCCTGTACGCCTTGAGGTCCTTGAGCGCCTGTTGAACCTTGCGAACCTGTTGAACCCTGTACGCCCTGTGTGCCTTGGTATCCCTGTGAACCCTGTGCCCCAGTTGAACCCTGCGCACCCGTGGCTCCTTGTGAACCTGTTGCACCCTGTGAACCAGTTGTTCCTTGGTAACCCTGTGGGCCGACCTGGGTATACATAACCTGCTGTACGGTGACAATCATTGAAGGCGCTGCTGGCGCCTGTGAACCGGCAGCAATATTAACTATTTGAATAGCAGTGTCATCTGTTAACCAAACAAATTTTACGTACTCATTAGCAGTTGTGGTAGTAATTAGGTAATTCCACGATTGAATAATTGCGTAGTTGTTACCTGTTAGTTGAACGTCACCGGCTGATGCCGCAATGTCTGTACCATTTTGGTTAATCCAAATAATAGCGTTTCCGGTACCACCAGAATTGCGTTTAAGTTGCGCAGAAAACTGTACGTTGTACACACCTGGGTTAGCAATAACAATGTGTGAACCTGAAGAAACGTCTACGCCACTTCTGTCACCCTTGCTGTTAAGAGTAATGTCGTACTTTGTATTTGTTGCAGAAGCACTTTGCGTTGTGGTGTCCCAAAAAGAACCGTAGTATCCTTGAGCACCACCGGCACCTTGA